TTGTCCCGTACTGCTTCTAGCTCAGTTCTGGCAGCCTCGACAGACAGACGTTTAGCATTAACCTCGGACTGAATTAGTGCAACCTTACCTTTGAGTGCTGTTTCAAACGTTGCCTTATCGCCACCGCCTTCATTATTAATCTGACGGTTGAAATCTGCCAGCTTCTTAGCCGCAAGTTCAGAAGTACCGCCCAAATCTTCGAGTAATTTAGACTCAATCTTTAGACCACCAGTCGCTTTATCTAGTCGCTCTGCTAGTGCTTCTAACTGCTTGATATTGCCGTCACGCTGCCGCGCCTGGTCAGCACTAAGCTTAGTGAGTTCCTTCTGTGCTTTAATTTGGCTTTGAATACCTTCTACCTGTGCTTCAGCCGAAGCCCTGAGCTGTTTCTGACGTTTAATCTGCTCGTCAGTGAGGGTACCACCATCCTTTACAATCTTGTTGTAGCGATTGAGTTCGGTAGAAATCGAAAGAACTCCATCTGTCGTCGCTAATATCTGCTCTCCATAAGCCTCTAAAGCCTCATTAGCATCCTTCAGATCGTTGGTTGTGCGAACTAGTACCGCTAATCCAATCGCTGCCGTCAGAGGTATTAATGCCGCATTGAGAGCCACAGCCTGACTAGTCAGTAATGCCATTGCTGTTTGCACCGCTGGGATGCTCAAAGCCATCGCGGTATTTCCCGTTACCACTGCTAAGGATGCCGCATACAGTGTTCCCAAGCTGGTAACAGTCGTCACTACGGCTGCCCATAGACTAGGCAAAGCCGCCACAGCCAAACCAGCAATGATAGTTTGTAATTGAGTCAGCACCAAAATTACTGCTGCTGTTTGAACAACCACACCGCCTAAATCGGTAGCAGCCAAATCAGCCAGCACCTTCACCACTCCCGCGAGGGTATTCGCTAATGGGGCGATAACTTGAGCTAGCCCTGACAGTACGTTTAATATCCCCTTAATTGCAGATAGAGCGATCGGCCCCAAATCTGCACCAATCTCTAGCAATGTTTTACCCAGTGGTGCGAAAGCTTCAGCGATTGTCCCACCCTGGCGAATGACCTCATCACTCAATTGAGCAAAAAAGCCCGTGATGGCTTGCTCACTGTTCTTCAGGTATTTCTCAATCTCAGCCAGCGCATTAATGGTCGGTTCTAAAAATGGTTCGCCCACATTGCGACTGATTCGCTCAGAAAGATCGAGAATGTTCGAGCTAATACCCTCGATCGATCTCGCTGCGATCCCGTTCCCCGCGACAAATACCTCTAACCGCTTATTGAGTTCATCGACTAACTTACCCTGACCCCGCCATGATTCCACCTGCTGATTGGTGATATTCAGATTCTTAGCGAGTAGCGAATCTTGGGTAATTTGACCCTTGATGATTGAGTTAATCTCTTGTCTGGCTTGGACTAGGGGAATCCCCACAACTTTAAGCGATGCCGCCCAACCTTTGGTTAGAGAAGTAGCAGCCGCGATCGCATCAGGAAACTGCTTAGATTGATTATTGAGTGCCCCCGCATTAGTGAGGGTAATCTGGAAAAGTTCGTTTACTTGAGCAGAAGTAACACCAACGAGTGATTGGGTGTCGATTTCAATCTGCTTAATAGCTGCTCTTAACGCCCCCGCCGACGCTTGAATCTTAGCTGTTGGGTCAGTAACTTCTACACCGCTCTTGAATAGCCTTGTAGAGCTAGCTAGGTTAGTCTGAGACGATAAAATCTGCGCGTTAAGTTTCTCATTACTGGCAATCAACGCATCATAAACTGGTTGGGCAGTGGCTCTAAGGTTCTGGAGCGCACCGACCACCGTATTGTATCGAAATGCTAGTTCAGCAATCCCACCACCCAAAAGAGTATTCCCTTGTTGTTGAGTGGCTGATTGCTGTCTACTCTCCGCCGCCGCTTGTGCCGCTGCTTCCCGAATGCGCCGCAATTCACCCACGGTAGCACCCGTTCCGCTGGTGAGAATTTCAAGCTGGAGACGGAGATTGTTAGCCATTAGACTCTACTTGTTGAAGGACTTTTTGACATTTTATCCCCTTGGAGTTGAGCCATTTAATCGAACGATCAAAGTCAATTGTTCGATCAAAACTGTCATCGGCTCTGATTTCGACCTCGTGGTGAGAATCAATTAACTCGATATTTGAATCTCGCAAGGATAGGCACATATATTGGGATTTGAAATAGCCAAATACCGTACAAGCATCTATGTGTGAACCACATTTTATGGTAAGTCTAGTTATCATTATTCACCGATGTGCATTTGCTGAGAGTTGCTAAGGACGTGACGATCGAGAGTGTCCAAATATTCTCGTCTCAACTGAGGGTTGGTTCTAATCACAGTCGTTTCTTCCCATGCGCGATCGGGTAATCTAGCACCTTCTATCAGTGCATTGAGTCGTTTGTAATCCGGCGATCCACCTCTGGTCTTAATGTCGTAACGATTGCATAGATCGGTCTTATTGACAGTCTCACCATCATCCAATATTTGATTATCTTTGATGACGCGATCTCTATATTCGATCTTTTCTACTACCTCAAAGCCAAGAATGATCTTCTGCTTGACTTCTGGCATTGTGGTTGTGACTAGGTGACGGAAAGAGAGCAATTGAGCGTCTACCAAGGCTTTTTGATGCTCTGAATTAGCCCGCTGTGCTTCAATCTTGGCGAGTTCAATTCGCATCGCCATAAGTTCGGCTTCTTGAGCTACTTCGGGAGCAATTTGCTTGACTAATTGCCATTTACTCCGAGCATCTCTAAAATACTCTCGAATCTGATGTCCTTCAGTAGTATCAGCCATCAGACACAAATGCTCTAACCCAGCAACACTTAACGTTATTTGCTCTACTGGGCGACCTTTGCTTTCTATTCTGGAAACGTGGTAAAGTCCACCCCGAGAGGACTTCGGTAAATATCTCTTCGCACTATCTTTTCTTGTGTATCCTGCCATCGGATAAGCCAAATCAAACGGCACCGGAAACTCTACTCCGCTCCGTTCTGCTTCGATCCAACTATCTAGTAAGCTGGCAATGCTGCCAGCTTTGATGATACTATTCATTTGTGTTGCCTATGTGTGTAGGTGATACTGCCCCTGGGGAATCCGAGTGTGCCAACACTCTCCCGCGAGGGGTTTGATGTATATATTTTAACATCCTTGACTCCTCCAAAGATTGGGTCATTTGTCGAAACTCGCCATTATTTTGACGTGTCACCTTTCACGAAACCAATCGACTGTTTTTCAGACTTGAGTATTTGCTCCGTATGCCGAATCGCAACTGTGGCGGGGTCTGAATGTCCCTGTTGAATCAATTCTTTAGTTAGCTCTAATGCGATATGTTGTTTGACCGATAGCACGGGTTGGTTTGTCATAATTACTTGTCAAATGCTGACATTATCTTGTTGTAGTTTTCCTTCAGATGCCGCTCTTTCTCTTGTTGCTGAGGATTCTTCCCCTGTTCCTGTGCCTCGCTCATGTTTGCTCGTGCTTTGGTGATTTCCACTAGCAAGTCAGAGGGTACAGTATTCGCCAACTCCAGAGCCTCAGTGAGCGATTGGCAGTGACTGGAGATAATCGCAATCGTCTCAGCTAGTGTTCCCGCTGCTTTACCATCCAATGATTCTTTGGGCTGGGATAGTTCGATTAACCAGCCACATTCTTCACCCCTCGCAAATAGCAACTGTTCGATGTGGGATAGTGCCAACCATTCCACATCGATACCCCAACAACCCAAGGCTTTGGCAATCAGATTTCGGAATCTCAGATCATCAACATAGAGCTGTGCCCACGATAAGTTATCAGGTGATTCTTCGAGAATAGTTTGCAAATCGCATAGTCGATCTGCAAACTCAAACCGCCCGAACAATGTCATCCCATAGATAGGTCGGACGATGCCATGTCTATCGACGAACTCTGCTAGTGCGGGAAAATCAAGCCACTGCATAAGTTAACAAGCGACGTAACCAGCAGGCATCTCGACGAGGTAATGGTCGTTCTCTTGTCCAGACGCAACTACCATTCGATACTCTAGTTCGAGCGCGAGTTTCTCACCGAAGTCGAGGCTTGTGGCTTTGGTGCGGATCATCTTAGGGATGACAATTTTGGTATATTCAGTACCAGAATCGGTAAATAATACCCCCTGTAAGCCGATATTATTGAGCTGTGCCGCCCCTTGTTCCTTGCCAATCGTCCGTAAACCCGCATAATTTTTAATCAGCGTGTAGGCAATCGGCGCACCAGCTTGAGCGGCATTAAAGATGATTTTATTGTTAGTTCCATCAACTCGATATTGCCCCGTAGCTGGGGAACCTGTCGCGAGTAGAGTTAGTGGGCCAGCGTCACCCCACGCACCCTTCTCAACCACATAAGCTTGTACTCCTAAAGCTGCACCGATATCGAGGTCGGTGATTTCAAAAGCACCCGTGGTGGGGACATTTTTGTTACGGAGTTCGACTAGATCGAGTGATGCAGAAATAGCCGATCGGATCCCGAGTGCTATCTCCAAAGCAGCCCGATTGACCGCTTCGATCGTCATAGCACAAGTCCGCTCAACTAGTCCCTCCTTAGCTCCGGCTGGAACTTTTCGACCACAAACCATCTTATAAGAGACGATTTCGGAGCTGTTAGCGTTGATTTTAAACGCCACTGGTTCGGCGAACAGAAAGCCTGGGATTGGCTGATTGAGATCGAGTAAGACGATTTTACCAATACCCGAATATAACTGACTCATGAGTACTCCTTAATTGGTGCAGAATAGATTGCGTGACAAGCAAATGTCATCGAGTAAACCCAGAGAGCTTGACCCATGTTGGTAAACCCAGCTTGAACTGGATAAAGTGGTTTAGTCATTCCATTCCCAACGTGTAGAGCACATGGCATGAATCCGGTAAGCGCATCCCGAATCACATCCAGGATTGGATAAATCCGTTGATGCCCCTTCACCCTCAACGCCTGCGCTCGAACGATTAATTCAAACGTAATCTCTCGTTCCTGTGATGGTGGTTTGAGCGGATTAGATACACCGCTTCTGGAGGGAGTCTCGAAAGTTTCCTTTCTGAACGCCACCCATACTTGTGTCCCCGTCACCACCCCGTTGATTTCTTCAGGATTGACAGGCAGTTCCCGCACATTGACCGATACTGCTTGTTCTGGTGGATTCTGAGCATTGAGAGTATCTGTGTACTGCTTTAGCTTAGTTTCCAGGCGATCGATTATCGCCTCCTCTAGCTGTAAGATGTTCGCCACCTAAAACCCTCCCATATCGATGCAGGGAGCCGAATAACTGCGTGCGCCGGAACTATCAAAATCGATTGCGGTTGCATCGATGCTCTGTCCCAATGTATCAGTCCCTAAGCTAATCATCCCCTTAGTAACTAACTGCAATTGCTTGAGCGCGTCCTCGTATCGCAGCCTGACATCATCACGGGGATTGATGCGATCGAGCCGATACCGAGCAATGTCCAAGCAATAGCCATTTATCACCGTCGATACCACTACCAGAGGCGTTACATAGCGATTAGCCACGTACATATCGATAATCCCACTCGCATCAACTAGAGCCTTATTTAGCGGTACCAGATTGACAATACTAGTGTCGGGATTATCAAGATTAGTGAGCTGGATTGTCTCTGGCTCACCAAACGCATCAATAAAATCTTGGGGTGTGGCGTACATCTAGGTTCCTGGCTCGGCTTCCGGCTCAGTTGGTGCAGGTTTAGACTTTGAACGAGAGGGCGCAGGTTCTTTAGCTTCTGGAATTGGCGGCTCCGGCTCAGTTGGTGCAGGTTTAGAGGCATCAACCTCTTCCTGTGTTGCCGCTCTCACAATTCCCCAGCGGGAGAGTTGATCGAGATCACCTTGTTCCAGATCAATCAAATCGCCAGTATTAGCCACTCCTGTGGCTGACATAGCGATTGGGCCTGCCAACACGTAACAAATAATTAAACTCATATATTTCCTATGCAGCAACGTTCGTGATTAAATAACCAGCAGCCATACCCGTAACGACAGGAAGGCGATCGATTACCCCTGGGAAATACCAAGTACGATTATTCTCACCGTAGTAAGGCATATCCATTACTAATCCTGTTTCTCTGTCCGCCACTTTTGCAGCCATGCGGGTGTAGGTATATCCCCAGCTCGGTACACGCTTGTTGGCTCCCGATAGCACTTGTAAAGTGCTGCTAGTGTCGTAGGGATTAGTTGTCATCTCGCCATTGCCAGGTACATACCCAACCCAAATCGAGTTATCGAAAAATGGGATTTGGGTAGTTGGGTCAAGCGGATTGACATAGGTTGCCGTGGCGATTTTACCAGTCGGATAACCCAAAATCCCATTGAGGGTATTGAGGTTGGGAGTAGTAGAGGTAGTGTACTTAACTTGGTCGCGAATAAATGGATTATTTTTGACTGCGTTAAACGCCTTCAAACCCCCGTAAATAATCGTATTAGGCAGCCTACTAATCCCCGCCAATACTGCTTGATTGGCAATATCGAAAGCAAGGATAGGATTAACAGTCCCTACACTAAATTGAGTGAGTGCGGTCAAAGCAGTGCGGTTCGCCACCGGATAACCAGCGAAGTTATTCACCAACGAGAAAATATCAGCCTCTAGTCGTGTCGCTAGCCCAATCTTGACGTTGCTAATTGCCTCAGTCTGAAGGTCAACAATACCCTCAGATTCTTCATCAATTTCAATCGGCAATTCACCCTCAAGCGCGTCCTGATACAGACTCACCTCAGTATCACCGTAACTAGTCTGAATCCTAGTGATATTGTCCCCAGGAGCGCGACGAGTAGCGTAGAGGTACTTTTGCTGGTTGTTAGCGAAAGTGATGATTTTGGTCGCCCGTTTCAGCACAGGCACCATTGGCATAATCGACGTTCCTACAAATCCCTGAATCGGGATACCGTAAGCCATCGAAGTCAGGATCGGGCTATTAACCCGCGCCTGTTGTAGAGATAAAATCGCCATTAAGTTGTTCCCTCACGAGTGATTAGAGCCTGAAATCTTTGTCCGGCTGCGGTAGTTGCGGACATGGCACGCGCAAAGATTTGATTCCCCGCGACCGCAGTGATACCGCGCCCAGTAGCATCTGCGGTAATCGCCGCCCCAATCGCCACCGCTGCACCAGCAATCATTTCCACCATGCCAACTGTCGCAACCGAGACTATTCGGTTTTGTACTGCATCCTCTCGCAACACGCCAAAAGGAACGGTAGTAGCGACAGTAACTAGGTTGCCAGTAAAATCTACCAACTGTCCGGCTGAAGCTGCGGTAGCACTAGCATAATTAATCGATAAACTCTGAACTACATTTACTGGCAATCCAGTATTGATAGGTGCTGGCATTACTTACCTCCTTTAGCCATAGCTTTTTTCACTGCGGCTCGATAGCCTTCAGGGTCTTTGGTGGGATCCACTCCAGATGCAACGATTTTGTCGTGCATTTCTGACTCTTCTGAGTCTGCATCACAATTACTGCCCATCGTCTTAAACGCCGCCTCAGTCGCGCCCGTGCTTTCCGTTTTAGCGACCTCGCCATACTCAACTTGCTTAGGCAAAGCACCTAAAAACGTTTTAAGGAAATCCGCTCCAGACTGCTTCGTACCATCGGCAGCAGCAAACTCCGCTTCATCCGGTAGCGATGTAAACAATCCCACCATATTGGTCTTCTGAGTTGGAGTGATTTTCCCCTCACGTACCAAGCCCTCTACAAATGGCTCGTACTTAGCCATTGCCATAAGCTTCGCTTCTTTTGCGGCTAGTTCAGCCTCTCGTACTGCAAATGCCGCCTCACGTTCGGCAAATTCAGCACTTTTATCATCGTCTGCCATCAGAATTATTTCTCCATCATTAGTGCTAAATTGTGCCGATTTGAGTTGGTCGAGTGCAGGTCTGGAACGTCCCAAGAACCCGATGTGACTAAATTCATAATTACCCGTTCGGTTAGCGTGGTGCCCTGGCAATCGGAGCTTGACCGATCTATAGGGCAGCTCTCCGATGTTGACTGCTGCCCTTAGGAATGGGCTAACTTCATCAACCTCGATCACACTAACCCGACCGTTGTTATAAGCCAGCTTCGTTGCGTAGCCGCCTGCTGGCTGGTCATCTGTTGGGTGCCCTGCTACCAGTGGCAATCGCTTACCACTGGCGTTAAAGCACTGTACTGATGCCTCAACTTGGGCATTCGTCACCGCGACTTTTTTACCCTGGCTATCGATGTGATTGCCAGAGTAGAAAATCTCGATCGGGTGGTCTAGTGTTTGTGCCATGCGAATAATCTTATCACGCTATCAATAGCGTAGTGATAAGATTATAGTAACGTTAATACGCTATTAATAGCGTGCTGTCAATGCAAACAATTAAAGTTCCTGGAATCAGCAAGCCCGTAGCCTTGGACGCGCCAATCTGCTTGCAATCCCCACATTTTTCCTGGTATGAAGCCACCAAAGGCGGTGCCAGAATCCCTGAAGATGAGGAGGTGACTGCATCGATTATCAGAATTGCCAAGGCATTAGAAGGCGTTCGTGACTCGTTCGGCGGTCGATCGATCACCATCACCAGTTGGTATCGTCCACCCGCAATCAATCGCGCTGTAGGTGGTGCCAGATTCAGCAAACACATCGAAGGTCATGCTGTCGATATTCTGATTGGCGACCTCGATCCTCGCGAAGTTACTAGCAAACTCTCAGAGACTTGGAATGGTGGTGTAGGTGATAGCCCATCCTTTACCCATTTAGACCTAGGCACCCGCCGCCGCTGGGATTATGGCGGATAGGTTAATGCCAACTCACCCCTAAAGTAACTAAGTATGCCAGCCAAAAATGTTACAATATTAAAAGCCCCTCGCGAGGGAGTGCGTTCAACACTCGGATCTCCAGGGGCAGTATCACCTACACACATAGGCAACACAAATGAATAGTATCACTAAAGCCGCTTCGAGTGGTAGTTCTCCGTTCGATTCAATTCGTCATTATCGGGCTGATGGTAGCGAATTTTGGCTAGGTCGGGAGCTAATGACAATACTGGGCTACAAAACTTGGGAATTCTTTGCCAAGACAATAACAAGAGCCTCGATTGCGTGTAAAAATGCAGGAAACGACAACACAGAACATTTTCGTGCTATCACGAAGAAGTCCAAGGGGCGCGACTTTCAAGAGTATGAACTATCTCGGTACTCTTGCTACTTGATCGCCATGAACGGAGATCCTGAAAAGGATGAGATTGCCCAAGCTCAATCTTATTTTGCGGTCAAAGCTCGTGAAGCTGAGGTCACTCAATCAATCTCGTTTCAGCCAGAATTTCAATCATTGCCACCACAACGCGACGCGATCGACTATGCAAATGCTGCGACTCAAGTCTCAGCACTACCAGAAGGACGACTCAAGAGATTGCTCGATGCTCGGTTGGTATCGGAATTAAGTCTTGATCGCGTCAATCAATCTCAGGCACTTCTACCAGCAGAGCAGCCCAAGCAATATACAACTGCAACCGTCCGAGCGGCTCAACTGGGTTATGGTGCCCAGCAAATTGGCGGCGGGACAGGGCTGGGCACCTTTGTAGGAAAAGCCGTAAAGCGCGAATTTCGGGATTGGCAAGGTCAGTATTTAGTCTGGCATTATGAAGTCAATGATGAGTTAGATGCTCGTATCCACGCCTATTTCAGTTAATAAAAATGCCAGACACCAAAGTTAGCCTCATCGAATATGCGGGTATAAAATCTGGTCGAGATTGGACACGCGGCTGGGTAACTGCACTCGCCAACTATCTCCCCACCCAAGATGCACTCCTCAACCTCAAAAGTGGTGGAGACCTCATTCTTTATGAGGTTGTCGCCCAAGATGATCAGGTCAAATCTTGTCTTCAGCAGCGATTCCGTGCGGTTACATCCAAGGAGTGGGAAGTAGTTCCAGGTGGTGAAAAGCGCATCGACAAACAAGCAGCCGATCACCTCTCAGAACAGCTTAAAAACATTGCTTGGGACGACTGCTCGGAGAAAATGTTGTGGGGCGTTCTATACGGCTTTAGCGCGGCTGAGGTGATTTGGGAGAGGCAAGATGGGAAAGTTTGTATTGCTGACATCAAGGTGCGGGATAGACGGCGGTTTCATTTTGACATCGACCAAAAGCTAAGGCTCAAAACCTTCAACGAGCCGCTGGGTGAAGCATTGCCAGAGCGCAAGTTTTGGCACTTCTCAGTTGGTGCTGACCACGATGATGAGCCATACGGTCGCGGGTTGGGTCACTGGCTGTATTGGCCCACATTCTTCAAGCGCAACGGTATCCGCTGGTGGATGCGATTCTTGGAACTATTCGCATCACCCGCACGTAAGGGCACCTATCCCGCTGGTACCTCCAATGAGCAGAAAAACGTCTTGTGGGATGCCCTCGGTAACTTTGGGCAAGATGACAGGTTTATGATTCCAGAAGGGCTGGTGATTGAGTTCCTAGAATCCGCACGCAATGGCACCGTCGATTACAAATCCCTGTGCGACCAGATGGATGGATCGATCGCTAAAATCATCTTGTCCCAGACAATGACTACCGACAATGGGAGTAGTCGCTCTCAAGCAGAAGTACATGAAAATGTAGCCGATTCAATCATCGAATCCGATGCAGATTTGCTGTGCGAATCGTTCAATAATAGTGTCGCAAGATGGTTGACCGACTGGAACTATCCAGGCGCAGCTTATCCCCAAGTCTGCCGCAAACTTGAAGCCGCTCCCGACTTAGGAGTGTTAGCAGATACCGATACTAAGTTACAAGGATTGGGCATCTCACTCAAACCAGAAGCCATTGCCGCTCGGTATGGCGATGATTATATTGTCAGTGAGTCACCAATCGAGACACCTCAACTGAGCGAGGGGCAAATCAACTCATTGATAACGATGGTATCGACTGCCAAGGCTGGCGGCTGGACTCCAGAGCTGTTGGGCGGGCTGATTAATACTGCACTGCCAAACT